GATCTATCGCGTAAATGGTGGCGGCACAAAGGCCAGCGCAACCGTCGGCGGAATGACTGTCACCGCGAAATATGGTGGCACACACGGAAACGACATCATGGTCGCCGTGATCACCAACGTCGACGACGCGACAAAGGTCGACGTCGTGACCTATCTTGACGGCGCGGTTATGGATAGCCAGACCGTCGCGAAATCCGGTGGCGCCGCTTCCCTGGTAGCGAATGACTTCGTAACCTTCGGAACGGCGGCAACTCTTACGGCCGCAACTGCAACCGCCTTGACCGGTGGAACGAACGCCACTGTCAACGCCGCAAAGCACACGGCCGCCCTGAACGCCTTCGAAGTCGAATCCTTCAATGTGATCGGCTATCCTGGCACGAATACCGACGTCAAGGCCCTTTATGGCGCCTTTGTGAAGCGTCTTCGTGACGACGAAGGAAGAAAGATCGTCGGCGTCCTTTACGACTACGACGGCGACAATATGGGCCTGATCAATGTCAAGAACGGCGTTATCCTGGCCAACGGAACCACATTGACCGGCGACAAGGCCGTCGCCTGGGTGACTGGCGCTTCCGCCGGCGCGGAAGTGAACGAATCCCTGACAAATACGGCCTATGACGACGCTGTGGACGTCGATATTAAATATACGAAGTCCCAGTTCGAAGCCGCTATCAAGGCCGGCGAATTCACATTCTACGCCGACAACGGAAAAGCCCGTGTCCTGACGGACATTAACAGCCTTGTTACAATCGGTCAGAATATGTCTTCCGACTGGACGTCGAACCGCGTTGTCCGTGTTATGGACGGCTGGGCGAATGACGTCGCCAGAATCTTCGGCGAATCTTATATCGGCCTTGTAACCAACAGCGACACCGGCCGACAGCTTTTCAAGGCTGACCTTGTGGCGCTTGCAAATCAGTATCAGTCGATCGACGCAATCAGCAATTTCAAGTCCGACGACATCACTGTCAACCAGGGCGACGGAAAACGCGACGTCGCGGTCGACTGCGCTTTACAGCCGAACGACAGCATGGAAAAACTTTATATGACTGTCGTCGTAAACTAAGAAAGGGGTGACAGACAATGAAAACTTTGAACGCACCTGATACCATTTCCGGCAAGGAAGGCCGCGCCTATGCGAAAATCAATGGCAACAATGAAGAACTGTTCTACGCGAAGACGATCGAAGCGAACGTCGAAAAGAGCAAATCCGAAATCAAGGCGATCGGGAAGCGTATGACTGGCCACAAGACAACCGGCGCGAACGGTAGCGGTTCCATGACGCTTTACTATATGACGCCGCTTTTCCGCGAAATGCTTCGCCAGTGGAAGGAAACCGGAAAGGACGTTTACTTCGATATGGTGGTCGAGAATGACGACCAGGAATCTTCGGCTGGCAAACAGACGGTTCTTCTTATGGACTGCAATCTGGATTCCGTCGTCCTTGCGAAACTGGACGGCGATTCTGACGACGCCCTGGACGAAGACGCCGACTTCACTTTCGAAGACTTCGACATTCTGACACCGTTCACGAAGTTCTAAGCTATCAAAGGAGGAAAACAAAATGGGTAAATTACAGGAATTCCTTATGTCCAACCAGGACGACATTCAGGCAACAGCGGAAGTCGCGGTCAGCGGCTTCCCTGTTCCTTTCACGATCAAGTCGATCACCGAAGGCGAAAACAAGGCCATTCGTAAGTCTTGCCAGAAAATCACCTTCGACAAGAAGACACACCAGAAGACCACGGAAACGGATCAGGACCTTTACAATAACCGTCTTGTGATCGCGTGCTGTGTGGACCCGAACTTCAAGGACGCGGAACTTCAAGCGAAATTCGGTGTCATGGGCGCCGAATCCTTGATCGACGTCCTTTTGAAGCCTGGCCAGTTCGTCGATCTTCTTCTGGGTGTCCAGGAAGTCAACGGCTTTTCTGACGACGTGAACGACCTTCGCGAAGAAGCAAAAAACTAATCACCGGTGGAGGTGTGGACGCTGACGCGGACGGCGAAGCTGTCTACGCACATTACGCCTTGCACCGGTTGAAAATCCTTCCCAGTACGCTTGTAGCCCTTCCCCTTCGGGAACGGGCTTTTATTTATGCTTCGATTGACCTTCAAATCGAAAAGGAAAAGAAAGAAGCACAAAAAGCGAAACGGAAAGGCAAGAAAGGAAGGTGATGAACCGTGGCCGGTGTCGCTACACAAATGACCATTCGCGACGGTATGACTTCGAAGCTGAACCGAATCTTTCAGGCAGTATCGAGGACAAACCGCGCCCTGGAAACCACGGACGCACTGTCGGACCAGGTGAACCCTGGGGCCAACTTTGACAGGGCGGCTTCGGCCGCCGGTCGCGCTTCCGGCCAGGTTGATAATTTCAACAATCGCCAGCGCCAGTCAGAGGAAGGCGCCCGAAAGGTCGCTTCCGCCTGGGGCCTTGTAAAAAAGGCTATTGGTTCAGCCCTGGCGGCGATCAGTGTCCAAAAGGTGATCGAACTTGCGGACAGTATGACGTCGACCAGGGCCAGACTGGACATAATGAACGACGGACTTCAAACCACGGACGAATTACAGTCTATGATTATGAAATCCGCCAACCGGTCCCGCGCCGCCTATCAGACAACGGCTGACGCCGTTTCGAAAATGGGTATCATGGCAAAGGACGCCTTTTCAAACAACGACGAATTGATCAAGTTTACAGAATTGATCAATAAACAGTTCACGATCGCCGGCACTTCGGCCGCCGGTATCGACGCGGCTATGTTACAGCTTACACAGGCCATGTCTTCCGGTGTCCTTCGTGGTGAAGAATTGAACAGCGTCTTCGAACAGGCGCCGACAATCATTCAGACGATCGCGGACTATCTTGACGTACCTATCGGCAAAATTCGCGATATGGCCGCCGACGGTCAGATCACTTCGACGATCGTCAAAAATGCCATGCTGGCGTCTGCTGACGAAATCAACGCGAAGTTTGAAGCTATGCCTATGACCTTCGCCCAGGTCTGGACAATCGCGAAAAATATCGCCCTGGAAGCCTTTACGCCTGTTATTCAGGCGATCGGTTCCGGCGCACAATGGATTTATGACAACTGGTCCACTATCGCCCCGATCTTCTGGGGCCTGGCCAGTGCCGCCCTTGCCTATGCTGTGGCGCTGGGAATCCAGACGGCCGCAACCTGGATCGCTGACGGAGCCGCGAAGGCTTTCTTTACGACACTTTTGACGAATCCGCTTTTCTGGATCGCCCTTGCGGTCGGCGTTGTCGTCGCCGCGCTTTACAGAATGATTCAGGCTGTCGGTGGCGTGAAAAACGCCTGGGAAATCTGCAAAGCGGCCCTTGTGGTCGCCTGGGCGGCCTTGAAGGTGGCGTTCTTTGCAACCTATAACTGGATCGCGAACCTGATTGACAAGCTGAAACTATGCTGGCAAAGGGCCGGCGTGGCCATAGCCGGATATATGGGCGATATGAAAGTAAACGTCCTGACAATCCTTCAAAATATGGTCAACGGCGCGATCGACATCATAAACAAGTTTATCGGCTTACTGAACAAGATTCCTGGTGTCAGCATTGACGCGGTCGAACAAGTAACCTTCGCCACGACAGCAAAGGCAGAAAACGAAGCCGCGAAGCAAGCCAGAGCCGACGCCTTGAACAAGTACGAATCGGACATCAAGGCCGCACAGGCCCAGCGTGACGCCACCTATTCGGCGGCGAAGAAAGAACTTGCTGACGCTACGGCCGCACTGTCTAAGACCTACGCCAACGCCAAAGCGGAAGCCGCACAGGCGAAGTCTGACGTCGGCGCCACGGACTGGAATGTCGACGGGACAAACGACGTCGGGAAAGTCGATTCCGTGGGATCGGTCGGAAAAATTGACAGCGACGTAAATATCGCCGATGAAGACCTGAAATTCCTTCGCGACGTGGCCGAAATGCGCTATGTCCAGAACTTCGTCACCTTGACGCCGACTGTGGCTGTCGAAGCCCAGATCAGCGAAAAGGTCGACGTCGACGAAGTCGTCGAACGAATCGAAAGCAAGCTGGAAGACGAATTCACAGCGGCGGCGGAAGGAGTGTATAACTAATGAGCAACTACCGAATGACACTAATCGTCGGTGGACGGGAAATCAACATTCCCGTCCTTCCGGCGAAACTGAACGTGTCTTCGCCTGGGAAAAATGAGCGTGTAACAGTGCTTGACCTGGGCGAAGTCCTTCTTTTACGTAAAAAGGGCCTTCGGATTCTGTCCTGGGAAAGTTTCTTTCCGGCCGATTCCGCGCCGTACACTACCGGACAGGTTCGGGACCCTATTTCTATTATTCAGGCAATCCAGAAAGCCAGGGACAGCAAAACGCCGGTCCGCTTCCTGATAACAGGAACAGACCTGGACTGTAATATTCGAATGGGGATCGAATCCTTCGAATACGAAGAACGGTCCGGCGAACTGGGCGACCTGTACTATACGATCAAACTGTACGAATGGAAAGACACGTCGCCGAAGAAAATTGTCCTTCCGGAAAAGAAGAACACACCGGCGAAAACCCAGGAACCGGCCAGGGCCGGAAAGCCTGAAAAGAAATCGAAAACCTATACGGTCAAAAAAGGCGACTGCCTGTGGAATATCGCGAAGAAATTCTATGGCAAGGGAAGCGACTATACAAAAATCTATAACGCCAACAAGGGGACGATCGGAAAGAACCCGAATCTGATCTACCCTGGCCAGGTTTTCACAATTCCATAATGGCCATTCGTATTCAATACCAGAATAACGTCACAGGCGCGGCGTTCGATATAACGACGCTTGTCAGTGGCGCGAAATGGTCGACAAAACGGTCCGGTTCCCCCGCTTCCCTGGAACTGACCGCCATTGTCAACGACGAAATACAGTGGAGCCACGGCGGAATCGTCACCCTGTTAGACGATAAAACCGGACTGTTTTATGGCTACGTCGTAAAAATCAGCCAGAACGAAAAGGAACAGGTTCAGATCACGGCTTACGATCAGACCTGGTATTTGAAGAAAAACAAGGACACCTATGTTTTCAAGGGGAAACGTGCGGATCAGGTATTGAAGCAGATCGCCGAAGACTTCAAATTGAAAACCGGAAGCCTGGCAAACACCGGATATTCTATCCCGTCTATGATTGAAGACGGCCAGACGCTTTTCGACATTGTCTTGAAGGCTATCGACTACACCCTGATCAATACAGGAAAAATGTTCGTCCTGTGGGATAACTTCGGGAAACTGACCTTGACAGACGTCGAAACGGCAAAACTGGACCTTTTTGTCGGCGACGGCAGTCTGGCGACAGGCTTCACCTACGAATCAGAAATTGATTCCGAAGCCTACAACAAGATCAAACTGGTCAAGGACAACAAGAAGACCGGAAAACGTGACGTTTATATCTTCCAGGATTCTAAAAATATGACCTTGTGGGGTATTCTGCAAGACTATGAAGTGGTTGACGAAGACATGAACGAAGCCCAGATCAAGAAACGCGGCGGACAAATGTTGGAACTATACAACAGACCGAAGCGATCTTTCAGCGTCAGCGCAATCGCGGACCTGTCAGTCAGAGCCGGCCGCGCCTTGTATATCGGGATCGGCGCCGTGGGCGTGAAATCCTTCTTCATAGTCGAAGAAGCCACGCACGACCTTTTGAAAGAAACAATGTCCTTGAAATTAAAGGTGGTGTAATATGGGACTTCTTGAAACTATGAAACAAGTCGCACAAGCGACCAACGACGCCGGTATGCCGACGGCTTTTCTGTTCGGTTCCGTGACGAAGACGTCGCCCTTGACGATCCGCGTCGACAACCGGTTCGACATATCCGGCGACGCTATTGTGGTTATGAAGGAATTCCAGGCCGGCTTCTATCCTACCCACTACCACACCGGCGTCAAGGGTAGCCCTTCCACCGAAGAAAAGTCAGGTGGAAGCGGCGACGCGTCCTTCGCGGCACATTCCCACACCTTGAAAAGCAACTACCAGACCAACACCGACGCAAAGTCCGAATATTATTACGGCCTGGCCGTCGGTGACAAAGTGGTCCTTCTGCGAAATGCTGGCGGACAGGCGTTCCTTGTCCTGGGAAGGGTGTGATTTTATGATACCGAACGCGTTAAACGTAACGATCGGCGAAGACGTGGAGGTTCAGACCGCCGCCGAAGCGCCGACAAGAACATTCAAAATCGACTTCGACGCCGGCCGCGTCGGTGGCTTCTGTGATGAAACGGAAGCCATGAAACAGGCCATTTACAAGATACTGCAAACAGAACGCTTCGAATACCTGATCTATTCCTGGAATTACGGAATTGAACTGAACGCCGTTGTCGGGAAAAGCTTTCAAGTGTTTGCAAGTGAAATAAAACGTGTAATTCGCGAAGCCCTTCTGGCAGACAGCCGGATCACCGACGTCACAGACTTCGAAGTGGCCCAGATTGACAAAAGAACCGCTTCCGTGAAGTTCACGGCCGAAACTATCTTCGGCGAAATACCTATTGAAAGCGAGGTGAACGTGAATGTATGAGGATATGACCTTCGAAAACATTATGGACCGCTGTCTGGACCGCGTGTCTTCTTCTATCGACAAACGCGAAGGTTCCGTCGTATATGACGCCATAGCGCCGGCGGCGGCCGAACTGGCGATCATGTATATCGAACTGGCCTACCTTATGGACCGCGCTTTTCCTGATACGGAATCCGGCGACGACCTGACAAAGAAAGTCCGCGAAAGAAGTATCTTCCGAACACCGGCAACCGCCGCAATTCGAAAGGGCTATTTTGAAGACGGAAACGGCGCCGCTATGGACGTGCCGATCGGAACGCGTTTTTCCGGTGACAATCTGAACTATACCGTCACCGAAAAGATCGCAACCGGACAGTTTCGCCTTCTGTGTGAAACATCAGGCGCGGCCGGCAACCAGTACCAGGGGAACCTTTTCCCGATCGACTACGTGGAAGGACTGGGCGCGGCCAGACTTGCGGACATTCTGATCAACGGTGAAGACGAAGAAAGCGACGAAGACCTTCTTGACCGCTATATGGACAGCTTACAGGCCCAGGCATACGGCGGAAATAAGGCCGACTATAAAACAAAAGTCGAACTTCTTCAAGGCGTCGGCGCCGTCAAAGTGTTCCCTGTGTGGAATGGCGGCGGAACCGTGAAGATCGTCTTTGTAAATAGCGACTGGGGAATCCCTTCTTCTGACCTTGTCAACAGCGTTCAAACGGTCGTCGATCCAGTTCAGAACCAGGGCGTCGGCGACGGTATCGCCCCGATCGGACACGTCGTCACGGTCGAAGGTGTGACCGGAACCACGATCAACGTGTCTTTCACGCTGACTTTTTCTGGTTCGGCCACTTGGTCGACCGTCGAAACGTCTGTGAAGAAAGCTATTCAGGACTACTTTGACAGTCTGGCCAAAACCTGGGACGAACAAGAAAACCTTGTCGTCCGCGTCAGCCAGATCGAAACGAAGGTCCTGAACGTCGAAGGTGTGATCGACATCACCGGAACCAAAATCAACGGCGGAACACAGAATATTTCCCTGGCTTCAAATGCGATTCCGGTCCTGGGGGTGGTGACAAATGGTTCTTAAAGAATACTGGCCGCGCTGTCTGCAAGAACTGATCGAATTTCAGCAGATCGCCAACGCGGAACAACCTGAATTTGAAAAGGTCGTCAGTGACGTAAAATCGGCCGCTGACGACTTCTTTCTGGTGTCCCTGTCCGAATATGGGTGTGAACGCTGGGAAAAGATTCTGGGGCTTTCTGTGGAGCCTGGGGACACATTACAGGACCGCCGCGACCGAATCCTGATTAAGTACCTGGATCAGCTTCCCTATACTTACAGGACCCTTTTGAAATACCTTGCAAC